TGCCCTTCTGCCTCGCTTACGCGAAGGCAGTCGAACATTTCCACAGCTTCCCAATCTTTTGGGTAAGCCGACGCACGTGCCCAGGAACCCAGACAAAGTCTGGGCCAGGACCATCAGTAAACCACTGATACAGTACGTGTTGACCTTCGGGTTGAGTCAGATCCGCTTCTGTTCTAACAGAAGCAGTTCGGCACTCAGTCCTTTGTAAGTTGTCATTCCAACGCGATTTCAGCATTGAAATGTCAGAGCCACAAAAGGACTTCAATCCGAAGGCACCGTCTCCCATCCTCACCGTCGGAAGTAGCTCACGCCACTTCTTAGGTATGGTCGATTCTAGATAGCTTGCAGACTCCCACAACCCTTTCGAAAAGAAGTTGTTGGAAGCCTCAACTACGGAACTAATGGAAGACGGTCGAGACTCCAAGAATGGTTCAAGAACATACGCAGGCGTCACATCGACACCAGCAAATGCAACCATACCACAAGACTCTCTGAAGTTTCCTTCAGTATGGGTCTTTGTGTAGTTGACCTTGAACCACATGCTCTCCAAAAGATTGAGGAGCATGGATCCACTGTCTTTGGGGGCGATGATATCATCCCCATAGACGACGACCTGTGACGCGACTTGTCTGATACTCCTATCAGACACGGTCATTCCACGTGTAACTAAGATTGCTGTAACAGCAATACAGAAGTACGCGATAGATTGTACCGGGAAAGTCACGGCAGACCCCATCATAGCAAAGGTCTTAACATAATGTTTCGACGGATGCTTCTTATCAATATCATTGGTAAGAGATAGGGTACGGCAGGCTTGGAGAGCGCTAAGAAGGGAGTAGTTACTCCTAAATAGGCGTTCAACAAACCAACATGACAAGCGATCAGATGCTGACTTTAAGTCAACAGTGATAGACTTGCCATCGCCGGACGCAGCAAGAGCCATAGCCCTAGAAGGGTTCTGGTCCTTGATAGTCACTGATTTCCCAATCAGTGATTCTCCTATGTGTTCCACTAAGTAGTCACGTATGCCCTGCTGGGCATATTGGTGGCTTATTGGTTCACTCGCTATTAACCTAGGACCTTTCATAGTCTTAGGGACAGCGATTAGTTTAGAGGAAGGCTCTTCCTGATTAAGGGAATCGCATTCTCCTGAACTACTAAGGGAGTGCAGAGCCATTCCAAGGGTCGGAAATCCGAATTCTTGGAACGGAAACACTCTGTCAAGGCGTCTTGTCCAGCTAGCGAATTCAAATTTAGATTCTTTGAATTTTTCGCTAACTGCACCAGGTCCGTGCTTATATCTGCCAAAACTGGGAATGAACTCCCCAAGACTGGCAGCCACTCTATCAGCAACTTGCTGGAGAGTAGAGAGAGGATCATCGGAACGACTTGTAAACTTGCTCCAGTCGAAACTGGATTGGGTAAATAAGTCGCCTTTCGTTGCATCGCTGAATGCGATGCCCCGATAAGACCGATAATTAGGGACATTATCACTCCGCCATAGTATAGACGGTACAGGTAATGATTCCTCATTGCTATAGAACTCCTCAATAGCCTTATACAGGTAATGAGGAGAACAATCCAATCGGACTTTCTTGAAACCGTAGCATAGCTGCTGAATCAAGAAAACGGCCGTTGGATCGGCAACCTCTTTTAAGCAACCACGATCATCGAAGATCAATTTCATCAGCCCAGAGAAAAGTCTCTGGTATTGATGTTTCCTAGATACTAGTCTACCATTAGGTAGACCAGAAGGAACGAATTGCCCTTGAGATAAGCACTTATCAAAGTGCTTTCCAAGGTCTGGAAGTTCAATGGTGAGAACCACTAAACCTCTAGATTCGATTTGTGTGAGGAGGCTGGATAAGTCTCTCTCAAACTCGTGAGTCAGATGTGGATACGTATTCGCGCAATCTTTAAGTATCGCGCGAAGGAGTCCCTGCAGCAGACAGATATGGTCCTTCATAGTTAGCATCCTTCCGTAAGGTGGATAACTGACCATGGAGAATATCTTAACAAAAGGAGGCTTACGCTTCCTTAACCTCGATTGGAATTCCTCGGAAAATCGCAGAACCGCTATAAAGCGCTTCTTCGATTATAACCTTAGGATTCCCAGTTGAGGGCCTTACCCATATTCGTTGAGGTGAGAAACCCAACGAAACCGACATCAAACAGAAGGGCAGTTGCCTGGACGTCTGTACGATCGGCCACCAGAGTGGTGGAAATCTGGCGAGTAATCGCCGGACTTGTATTAGGTACGGCATAGATGGTCTGCTTCAAAGTCAAGTTGTGGCGTTCCAATGGAAAACCATTAACAAGAACTTTGTCGCGCGAATGACGGATATTCATAGAATATTCGCCAGTCGATTCGCGGAGTAGATACTCCGATGAATAGGCATCTTGGTTAATTTTGTTAAGAACCTTTGCGACCGAATTGATCGTAATGGTGATTGTATCTCCGAAAGCCATCTGATGCTCCTTGTGTTGCCTGTGCTATCACTTCTGTGAAAAGCACTAAAGACCGTTATTGCGCCAAGTGACGAATATCACTTTAACAACGCACCAACGGCAAGGCTCCCAAGGATCGACCATTGCTGTCCATTAAGAAAATGGACAGACGAGAAACCAGTAGGAAGTGGCCCGGTGTAAACCTTACGCCGCTTTCTTTCAAATGTGAGGAACCCCGCGCCATTCCATACTAATGGTTGGCCCGTGATTCGCATGTTTGTAACGCGCCCAGTAAGAAACTGGCGGCACATCCAAAGACCTTCAGAAGCTTCGACGGGGATTCCTCCCCGACCCGCAGCTAAGACGTCTCCAATGTTGCCGAAGTAGTCGACGAGCCAAGAGAACGGAATACCGTTCCAAATGGTTTCTAAGGACAACCCACCAACAGCAATGTTGTTGAGATCGGGCGTAAGCCCGCCTATAGAAGCGACTGCTAATGCGTACAAACGATCACTGGACATAGGAAGCCGAATACCTTCTTTAAGTCGCCATTGAATGACGGCCCAAGAAGTGGTATACTCGATCCAATCGAGGCTACCGATGGCTTGAAAACCACCACCCTGAAATATGAAATCATATGGTTCAGTTATGGCGGTCTTCCTAGTAAGTCCATTTCTACGTCTTAACCCGTGTTTAGAGTTCAATCGAGCCAATTCTTTGAAGCGCCTATCGGCGTGATCGTGGAATTGTAAGATTTTACTAATGTCCGAGAATAGGGGAAGCCAGCCGAACTGGACCTCAAGGTTACCTTTTGCCGTTATGTGAATAGTATCACGTATCGACGGAGGACGACCTTTAGATCTAGCCAAAGCTATAAGCTTATTTCCAACTTCTTGGATCATCGCGGGAAGCTCACGCAATTCATAGAGGGCTAACGGCAAGTCGACTACGGGCCTATTAGGGTTCGTATGCGCTTGCGCAGTAACCATCTCTGAATCAGGATCGGGATTAATAACAGTGTCGTGATAACGCCAAAACATGTTGTCACCAACGAAATCTGTTACAACGTCCCCCTGCAAGGTAATACCATTAAATCGAGGATGTTCCATGTGGAAATGCTCGAGATATAGGTCATGATCTCTACTTTTCCCTAACTCATCAACTGAGTAGTGATAGGTATCGATAATGTCTACACCAGTGTAGGAGCCATAATAGCCCCGACCAATGTAGAAATCCTTATAACGTGTGCGAGACATAGTATTTACCTGGTTATGGTGGAGTTTGAGAGGCTATTTCTAGCTCGTGAGGGTCCTTCTG